GCACCTCAAGTTCCTGGAACGTCAGCAGGGACACCTTTGCCACCTGCGACAGCACAGCAACCTTCAGCAGGACCGGTGTTAACAATTCCACAACCAGGACCTCAAGCAGCACCACCGTTCGGGTTCGGACAACCAGCAAAGTAACCTATGAAACTTGGACAAGGATACGCAAAGGGATCAGCAGCCGAAGTTGAGGTTGCTGGTCTCTGCGACAAGTGGTACAACTTACCAAAGAAGACTTTCTGGCGAACTCACGCAAGTGGCGCGATGCCTGACGAACCAGGTGACATCTACTCACGTCAAACCCATCTGACGGGTCCGTTACCGTGGATGATAGAGGTCAAGCATATCAGAAGTTACGACCTTCTGATGGACGTTGTCAACCATCGATTTCCTCACCCACAACTTTACGGATGGTTGGCTGAGATGACTTGGCAACAGCAAGACTATATTAAGCGATACGAAAAGGTACCAGGAATACCACCTCGTCGCTGCATTCGGTTACTAGTCTTCAAACGAAACTTCGGACCAGGTTTCTGGGTTGGATTCTATCGTGATGAACTGCTACCGCCCCGGATAGCTAATGGGGCGTCGGGTACGTATGGGTGGGATCAATATCTCCTCGTACGACAGTATATTACTATTCCAATTCCTGCGATCGATGTTGAAGTGCCTGGTCAGTTGAATGACAAGAAGAGTCCGAAGCGAAGAGTAAATCTCGACGCAGGATCGTTTGTTGTAACTGAGTGGAAGACGTTCATACAGATTTTCACTGATCCAAAGAACCAAATCCTCTGATGCTCAAGAAACTCCACATACAGAACTTTCAATCCCATCGTGACTCCACAATTGAGTTCTCTCCGTACCTTACTATTATTGTCGGTCAGAACGATAACGGGAAGAGTGCGATATTCAGGGCACTGATGAAAGTCATTCGAAACGTTCCTGACGGCACGGGTTTTGTTTCGTGGTGGAAAGACGTAACTGAAACGAACATCACACTTGAAACTGATGCTGGCACGGTTCTCAGGTCAGTGAATCCGAAGAAGGGAACTCCAGGAAACCGATACGTTGTAAACAGTATCGAGTATGCGGGTTTCGGAAAGAACATTCCGCCAGACGTCGGACCAATTGCTGAGACAGCCAATCCGATTGTATTCGGAGACGTATCACTGGACTTGAACTTTGGTGGACAGCACGGTGGCTTGTTTCTGATCGATGATACCGGATCAGCTCGAGGAAAGGTTCTCGGAAAGATTGTTGGAGTCGACGTTGTTGGACGAAAGCGACAAATTGTAGAGTCTGAACGACAGTCGAACGAACGTGAAATCAAACGTGTGACTCTCCAGGTTGAAACTCTCGAGAAGGAACTAGCAACTTATCCAGACGTCGAAGCATGGGTCGGTTGGGTTAGCGATATGCAACGATTCGTTCCTGAACACCGTGCAAAGGAGAAGCGAGTCCAACGAATGGGCGAGATCAATATCAACCGGCTTGTATTGCAGGATTCTCAAGAGGCTGTGACTTATTTGATTGCTCAAGCCGGATCGGTATCTCAACTGTCTACCTCTCAACTTCAAATGAAGGTTGGACAACTTAAAACTCGGCAAAACGTTAGAGAACGTATAGTTCAAGCTCAGACAAGAAAAAATTCCATTGTTATCCCTTCTCTCCAGTTAGTTCCGACCGACCGTGTTATGATGTTACAGGCACAGTTGATCGTTGCTCGGTCACTGAGCACAAGATATAAGACTTTACAAGCAAAACGTGTTGAAGTTCCTGAAGTTGCCGTTCCAACTGTGGAAGCAGCACGAAATGTCGGAAGTCAGTTGCAGCAACTAGCAACTTTACGGGACAAGCACAAACGGTTGTTTGGAATGAGAGTAGAAGGTGTCAGAGCACTATCCACTGCAAATATCGATTGCAGTGTAGCGGTACTCGAACTAGAAGCAAGACGAACAGAACTTGGAGTATGTCCAACATGTGGAAAACCATTCTAAAGTTTTTTGGTAGAGAAGAGGAAGTTCATTATCCACCATCGCAATTTGTACTACAACACTTTCCCAGTGCCGAGTGTATTCACTATCCAAGCGATGGCAAACCGTATAGTATTGTAGCTGAACATGTTGCTATTTGTTCTGGAGTATCAGAAGCGGATGCATGGCTTCGAACGGAAGCGTTTCTTAAAAGTAGGTAGAAGGTGAAACTAGGCTTTTTTACAGACGTTCACGCAAGACTTGACAATCCGAGTTCAAGGTCGGATTGGTTTCCGAAGACTATCATCGAGAAACTCGAACGAGTCGGTGAGATATTCAAGAACGAGGGTGTGCAGTTCGCTTTGAACGGTGGTGACACCACTCACATTCCTTCTCCGTCTCTGTCACTAGTGAACAGACTGACGAGAGTATTCAAGGACTGGCAGATACCGATCATTGCAATTACCGGTAGTCACGACGTTCACGGTTATCAGCAGTTGACGCTTGAACGAACAGCAGTAGGTGAACTTGTTGCTGCAGGTCTCTTTCATATGGTTGGTTGCACTAACTATCCAAAGTACATCGACCTTGACAACAAAGTCAGAGTCTATGGAACAGGGTACATGCACGCATTCGACGCTCGAGAGTTTTCTGTTCTCGATCCTGAACACAACAGCAAACTTATCATTCAGATGATTCATGCGGATCTACTCGACAAACCAGTTCCGTGGCAGTACGTTTTGGTGAACCAAGTCTATACTAACGCACAACTCGTTCTCAGTGGACATTATCATCCAGGCTGGAAGGAAGGCATCGTTTCTGGAACCTCGACGTTCTTTAATCCAGGAAGTATCGGTCGCATTGAACGTGGTCCGTACCGAATACCTCGTGTGATGATTATTGATACCAAACCTTCCAGACCTGGAGTTCTTTACGACTACAAGTTTGTAGACGTACCTTGCGATCCGCATCCGTTCACTGAGAAACCATTGGACAAGGTTGAAGAGATGACGATGGACATCAATCAGTTCGTCTCACTCCTGGATCTTGCTCAAGTTGAAATTGTCGACGTGAAAGGAAAGATTCCGATACTCGGAAGAGAGCTTGAGTTGTCTGAAGAAGTAATCGACAGAACTATTCAGTTGCTCGAACGACCAGAAAAGAAGGAGAAGTAGTATGAACCAGGTACCTGCACCACCACCAAATCATTCGTTTCCTCAAACGTTTCCGTCACCACCTACTGTTGATCCTGCAACTGAACTCAATCAGTTGCAGAAACGAATCGATACGGTCAAGACCGAAGTAACTCGTCGAGAGACTGAACTGAAGTCAATCGACCAGCAGTTGACCGATCTGAGAGCAGAAGTCAAGACTATCGGAGTGAACGACTTCGATGAGTTGGATGCGTCGATTATCAGACTCGAGTCAGAAATTGCTACAGAGAAAATCTCAATCGAGTCGTCACTTGTTGCAGCGGAGAGAGCACTTGGACTTGCTCAATAACGTGTTCGAAACGCGACTGAACGCTGTATCCGGAAAGGTGCAGTATATCAAAGGACTTCGTGACAAAGTTCTGGCGGATCGACAACTAGCGACTGAAGCATTGAACAGTCACAAGCACGAAGCCGACGTGTTAGCTGGAATGAAGCGACTGTTGGAAGCACTGTCTAAGGTGTCGCAGCAACATATCAAAAACTTCGTTGAACCGTTGATTACCGAAGCATTGGAGTTCGTGTTCAATAAAGGTTACAAGTTCGGAATCGAGTTCGAAGAACGAAGAGGTCAGACGGAAGTCGACTTCGTATTCAAGACTAAAGACGGTAACGTAACGATTGGCGAGTTAACAGAAACAAATGGTGGTGGCGTTGTCGATGTTGCAGCACTTATCCTTCGTATTGGTATCGCACACGTTCTCAAGGTTCAAGGACCAATCTGTGCAGACGAGCCAGGATCGTTTGTGGACGAGGTTCACAGTTCTCGGTTTGGTTTGCTCGTTCACGAAATCTGTCACAAGTTCAACAGACAAATCGTTGTCATTACGCACAGTCAGTCGTTCGCGGGTTACGGTGATAGGATCTACTCAGTGTCACAAAGTTCTGACGGTATTTCTCACGTTACAGAGGGAATAGTATAATGAACAGACTCAGGATAACATTCGACATCGAAACAATTCCGAATTCAGAATGTAACACTAACGAAGTACTAAGCGAGGAACTGACACGACTTCGTGCACTAACTGAGAAGACACCAGGTCGAGAGTTTCTACCTGCAGTTCATCCTGCATTCTGTCAGGTTGTCTGTATCTGTGCAAAGATAACAAACGAGACAACAGGACATGTAACTTTGAAAAACTTTGCTGATGCAGACGAGAAGAAAGTTCTCGAGGGTTTCTCTGAAATGCTGCGGAATATCCAATCGAAGGACTACTTTACAGTATTCGTCGGTTGGAACTCACTCGACTTCGACGCACCGATTATTCGACTCAGAAGTCTGAAGCACGGTGTTCAAGTGACGGGTGGAGCTTGGCAATACTTTGTGAATCTGAAACGATTCGCAAAGGAACCACACTTTGACGTTATGCAGTGGTTAGCAAACTGGCAGAGCAACGCAAAACTAAGTCTTCGGACTGCAGCAGCAATGTTCAACTTACCAGACCCAAAGGCAGGACTACTTCCGGATCAGATTCCTCAAGCAATTGCAGACGGTCACATGCAAGACGTGATCGACTACTGTTGGGGCGACGTGACGACAACTGATGCATTATACTTAAGGGTAAAGGACGGGTTATAGCATGGACATAACAAAGTTGACAGGTGCGTTGATTGTCAGTGCGTATCGAACCAAAGGCTATATCCTTCGCACTGATCCTGACTTCCTGAATCTGTTCGGTATCCGAGCAAACAAACCTGATACGAACACGTTCCAGGACGGTGTTGGTTGGATGACGTTCGACGGAACGAACTGGATCTGGAAGATCTATCCAGCGACAACAGAACCAGGGTTCTACTATCTCGAGAATCCAATGAACGTTGAGGGCACTCACATTCTCGTTCCGGGACAGTACCTGGATTCACACATGCTCGGACTTCACAAACAGGAGTACGAAGCATTCGTTCAGTGTGGAAAAATGTCGTTCTACACTGACAACAACAAGAACGACGTCGTTGACATGAATCCGGACACGATCGTTGCGTTGCAGTCTGCGGGAGTAGATATTCACAGAGCCAATCCTGATCAAACGTCAACCGTGGTGGGAAAATGGTCTGCAGCATGTCAGGTGGTCGCAGATCCGGTTAACTTCGCCGAAATGATCAGTATGGCACACAAGCATACAGCCATTTATCCGAATCTGTTCAGTTATACGTTGTTTGACGAACTAGACGTATTTCCAGAGGTAATCAGTGCCGTTCCCACTCTCGGTCCGATCTCGTAAATACAAGACGAAGCAGGATGCTGTAAAGGCTGAACATCAGAATCAGTTGAAGTCTCGAAGGAAACGAAAGCTGAAACGTAAGAAACGAAGCAAAGAATTACCCTTTTGGCTGAGATAAATAATGATACAGATAACGAAATCGTTCGAACTTAACGTCACTGGGGCGTACCACAGATATAACTTTCAAGCAGCACTCTCTACTACTTGTCCAGATGATCTGTCTTCAGAGGAGCATCGAACGTTGTCTGATGAATTGTTCGAAAAGTGCAAGAACGACGTGTATCGAGATTTGAGGCGTATGTACGATACCGACGAAGACTTCAAGGTGATCTGGATCAAGCGAGAAGAAAGTATTGCTAGAGAACGATTGCTGCTACAGAATACAGGAGTGCTACCAAAATGATTGTGTATATTTGGCTTATTGTACTGACCACCGTAGTATTACGACTGTGGTATCGATCGTTTGACAGACCAATCGAGATTCAAGTAGTGAAAACTGGACAGTACTTTGTCAACGTGGAAGGTTTTCCAGATCCTAGGATGCCAACTCGAGGAACGAAAAGGTCAACGTGCTACGACTTATACGCTCAACGCTCTGTTACGATCAATCCGGAAGAAACCACGTATATTCCGACAGGTGTCATTCTGAAACTGCCAAAAGGAATCGACTGTCACATTCACGCTCGAAGTTCACATCGGAAACTCGGATTGGACTGTCTCGGGACTGGTATAATAGATAGCGACTACCGAAACGAATTTGGGGTGCTATTACACAACCATTCTGATATGCCACATACTATTGTTCAAGGAGATCGTTGTGGTCAAATGGAGTTTACTCGAGTCTTGAACGTGAGACTAGTGACTGGTCCGTTTGGAATTGATATGACAGAACGAGGAAAAGGTGGTTGGGGTAGCACAGGGCGTTAGTAGACTGCGCAGTCTTGGATTAGTTGTATGATATAACATCGTTATACACTAACCAAAAAGGAGGCTAATATGACGACAAGAGCACCAAAGGAACCAGAAGGCAGGCAGTACGCCGATCTGCGTCCAATTGTTACAACGACCGATATCAACGTCGCTGTTCAGACAGCACTTGACTATCGGTTAACTCCGGAGTCACACAAGATGTCGGACCTGAAGTTCAAGGACGATCTGACAGTGTCAAACGGAGTTGTTTCAAAAATCACGCCTTGGGGATTCAAGGACTTCGCTTTCTCACTCGGGTTGTCGAACCAGTTGGTTCGCAAACTTCCGAATGACCTTTTGGTCCAGAACATGACGGAACTGATGGGTCAGCGAGGATCAAAGGACATCGTTGTCCTTCGCCGAAGCAATGGAGACATTGCGACGATCGTTGAACCTCCGTTCAGAGCTCCGGACCCAAGCGAAGTTGTGACATTGTTCCAGGAGATGCACGCTCTCGACAAGTTCGAAATCGGCGAGGATCTGGTGCAGTATTCGATCCCTCTCAGTTCAGCTCCGATCATTGTTCCGAACCAGCATACGTTGGCATTGGACGATGAGACTCACGTTGCAGCGAAAGTTGTCTGGAGTCTCTATCGGAAAGCAGGACTTGAAGCAGCGTTGTATCTTTTCAGGTTGATCTGCACCAACGGAGCGATGATGACCAGGATGTACAATAAGGTCGCAATTGACAGTCGGTTGACATCCGACCTCAGACTGACACGATTCAGAGAAGATGTCGGGAAGATGATTGCGTCCTTCAGTGGCGGGATGCTTCAGTCGAACTTCGAGCAGATGATGAACAGTCATTTCACGAACGAGTTCATCTCTCGGATTTGGAACAGGGTCGCTGCTCAAATCGGAACCGGTGGAACAGATACAATCTTCGGATTCGATACCGACTCACGTCAGATTCTTCTTCGAACAGCAGACACGGAACGGTTGGCGAACAAGGAGAAGAAGCTTCGTGGAGACGCACCTGAGTGGTCGGAGTTCAATAGGTTATCGCAATGGGAAGTTTACAATGCGGTGACGAACCTCGCGAATGATATTACTGGTCGGAAGAAGTTGTTTCTTCAGACGGTCGGCGGTGACATCGTTGCGAAGGTATTTTCGCTGAACTAAGCAGCGAACGAATCAAAAGGAAACAGTAGCGGTCACTGAAAAGTGACCGCTACTTTACTCTGTATATGAAGGAGTTTGAAATGGCAGAGAATGCTGACAATTTCGAGGTTCTGTGCGTGTGCGGTGCGAAGATGGAAAGAACAGGAGCAGAAGTTGTTGCAAAGTTTACATCGGAACAACTGAGAGAGTTAAATGTAACTCCTGATGACGTTCAGTTGAAGGGTCTGATCGAGTTGAACAGTGTGTTGCTCACAGGACCCTACGGAACTTGGAAGTGTAAAGTGTGCGGAAAAACCGAAGGTGGCTATTCAGTTCTTGGGAGATGCATGATTTCTGTTGAACCAATTACTTAACGAAGGAGTTTGAAATGGCAGACGTAGTGAAACCTGGAACTCAAGTAGTCAGTGAACCACCGAAACCGAAGCAGCAACCTGCAAAGCAGTCTACACCGGAAAAGAAGGTTGTCTCAGTAGTTCAACCACCGAACGTTACTCAGTTGTCTCGATATGACAGGTTACTGACAAAGGCCGAGGACGATATCGTGACAATCGACGCAATGCTCGAGGAGGCAAAGGGGATCATCGATAGACTGAGTGTCAGTTCTCCTGATAACGTTCCAACTCCCTCTTTTGCACGTGTTCTCGAAATTATCGCAACAATCCGCAGTATTACCGCATTCTATCAGACGACACAATAGCAGGAGACAGTTATGGGATACCAAATTCACAAGGACTTTACCTGGGATATGGGTCATCGTATCAGTCAACATGGTGGCAAATGTTTTTCGCCACATGGTCATTCCTACCGGGCAACTGTATATTTATCAAACAGTTCTCTGGATTCAAAGGGAATGATTTTAGACTTTTACGATCTGACTCAAACAGTTGCACCGATTGTCGAGGAACTTGATCATGCGTTCTTGCTATACGAGCATGATATCGTGATGTCGTGGTTCTTCTCGCAAATGTCGAATGCACGTGGTATTTTCGATAATGGTGGAATCGGAGTTCAGATTGATGCTAGGTTTAGCGTTGCATCTAAAGATACGACTCCGGTATCTGTTGCACCTATTGGCGGTTCACTTGGGATCGCAAACGATGATCTCCCGCGATTGTTCAAAATAAAGAAAGTTCCGTTTGAGTCCACAGCGGAGAACATTGCGAAATACATCTTTGATCGAGTCAAGGAAACGATACCAAACGTTTGCAAAGTCGATGTTTGGGAGACTCCGAAGTGCTGTGCAACTTACGAACCCGTACCTGATCAACCACCAGTATAACTGGCACTGTGCTTTTTGGGTTGCGATCTGAATAGTTCAGTTATACTTCCTTTGGATCGCAACCAACAGTGCCGTTTTGTGACTATCAGTTGTATATTTGTGACATAATAAAAGGAGAAAGTCACAAATGGTATCAAAACCGGATTTCAAACGTATCAGAAAAAAAGCACTGGACCTGCTGAAAGAGGATCCAGGCACAGCATTGTTTCCTCAACAGATTGCAAGTCGTTGCAGGGAACAAGTGGAACTTGTTGAACCTACGTTGCAGTACGTAGTCGAGAAAGAACCAGCATTGGGAATCAAGGTTCATATCGATCCTGAAGGTCAGAAGTTCTATTTCGGTGAGTTGCTGATGGAGAAAGCACGAGCGTTTAGCAAGCAGGACGATCAGTTGACGAAAGACCTCAAAAGTTTGTACTACGACGAAACGCACAAGCGTTCGGAAGTATTACCGGAGAATTAAGTGATCATCGATACAGCTAGCGGTTGGGGAGTTTTCAACGGACACTTTCTCAAACTCGTTCGAGAAGGTCGATATCTGTCACAAGAGCAGCTCGGCAAAGAGATTGGCGTCAGTGGTAGTACTATCTCAGTCTGGGAGAATGTTGACAGAACTCCTGGTCGTTCCTATCCGGACGCAAAGCAACTTCGTGAATTGTGTATGATTCTTCAAGTAAATCCGTTAGATTTCCTCTTTTTGGCTGACCAACCACTCATTACCACTGTAGCTTCTAATACAACTGATATACCTCTCGAGTCGTAGTCGAAAGACGTTTGGTTTCTTTCTGCACGGTATTATATTTCTGTCATGATCCGAACGCACTCGACCGAGCAAGAAACACTGATTACCGAACTTTGTCCATTCTGTAAGAATCCCTGTGAATATAACAAGATGTTAATAACGACTGAAGGTCGTATGTGCGTAAAGTGTGCAGGAGACAAAAAGTTGATGATTATCAGCAAAACTATTACTGTTGGAGATAACAATGTTCCCAGTCGTCCGAACTGATGCTGTATCGAAATGGGCACGGTTAGCTATTCAAAACGCTAACCGACCAGTTCAACGTCCAGTCAAACTTATTTTTGCCAAGGTTGTCGATAAGTTTGCTGACCTTGGTTGTGGTGTTTACGCTGAGATGGGTCCTGGCGGTCCTGACTACGGTCGAATTTGGGTCAGGAAGACTGAAACTGATCCACGAACGGGTCAGAAACGTGATGTTCTGGTTGTTCGGACCAACGATGACGACGAAATTGTCAGAGAGGTAACAGCCTCACTGAAATCCGAGTCACTACTGTTTGTTCAACGTGGCGATTGGCTGAAGAACGAAGGTACAGGTCAGATTGGTATCGTCCGAAGCGTTAATCCGGAAACAGAAGTCATTCGTATCGTTCTCAACGACGGCACAGGAAAGACTATTCAACCACAGGATCACACACAGTGGCGAAAGACTGAATCGCCAAAGTACTCACGTTTTCAGGTTGTTGCGATTGACCCTGCAGATCAAGTGAAACCGATGTCGTGGACAACGAACGAGTCGAAACATGAGGATGATCAAACTGGTGGTGTTCCACACTTGAACCAGCAAGATCCAGGACGTCAGAATCCTGCTGGTCAGGAACCAAACGTTCTATACAATACTGAGGACGCTAACGCTGGTGGTCAAGATAACGGTGACTACTTGGTCCACGTCCAACCGAAGCAGAATCAAGTGGTAGTGAAGTTCAATCCGCAGGGCGGACCAGAAACGCCTCTGATGGAAAATCTTCTGAGTGGCGCGGATAATCCTGAGAATAGCTCAAGTGCAATGCCAAATGCACAGCAACCACAGCAGGGACAGCAACAGCAGCAACCAACACGAAAGAATTTCGAAGACTTGAAAATCCCAGTAGAGTATTGATCGGATATGTGGCACTCCTTTAAATATCGGGCAAAACTTTCTAAAGAAACTGAAGCCAACTGCAATCAATGGATTGAGCAATGCAGAATCTTATACAATCTTGCCCTTGAACAACGAATCTCTGTCTACGACCAGAGTAAAAAATCTGTGTCTTACTTTAGTCAATCGGGTGAGTTACCAGAACTCAGAAAAGCTTTCCCTGAGTTCAAACAGGTGGATGCACAGTGTTTATCGGATGTTCTTGATAGACTCGATAAAGCAACTCAACTATTCTTCCGACGAGTCAAAAGTGGCAGAGGCGAAGCAGGTTATCCTCGATTTAAGTCACGAGGTCGGTATAGTTCTTTCACGTTACTACAAAATAGTTGGAAACTCCGAGGTCGTTATCTGTACCTGAGAAATATCGGCAGACTGAAACTTTACTTATCTAGACCTATTGAGGGTCGAATCAAAACTATCGATGTCAAACGAACATCAACAGGTAAATGGTTTGTTTCGTTCAGTTGCGATGATGTTGAACCTAGACAGTTTCCTGCTACAGATAAGTCTGTTGGTATCGACGTCGGTATCAAATCTTTTGCTGTAGACAGTGACGGTATCATTACACCGAATCCATTGTTTCTGAAGCAGTCACTGAAACAGTTGCGGGTCAGAAACAGATCACTGTCTCGAAAAGTAAAAGGATCCAACCGTAGAAAAACCACTAAACTTCAAGTTGCTAAACTACACGAAAAAGTTGTCAATCAACGCAAAGACTTCTTGCACAAGACTGCAAATTACTATATCAACAACTACAAGTATATCGCTGTTGAGGACTTGAATGTTGCAGGTATGATTCGTAATCCTGGATTTTCAAGAAGTATTTCAGACAGTTCCTGGGGACTGTTCTTTCAGTTACTATCAGATAAAGCGGCAGAAGCTGATCGGATACTAGTGAAAGTAAATCCCTATAATACAAGTCAACTGTGCTCAAACTGTGGAAGACTTGTACCAAAACTGTTAAGTGAACGTACTCACTCTTGTCCTCATTGTGGATTAGTCCTAGACAGAGATGAGAATGCGGCAAGAAACATTAAGCAACAAATGCTTGGGCAAAGCATGCAGACGTCAACTTCTACGTTAGAAGCTGTCTGTGGATCTCAGCAACTGAGAATGTCAACCGTCGAATACTAAGGAGAGGTTACAATGCCACGCATCAATCAGTCCGTGTTCAATCACAAAAAAGAATTTGTGCCCAAATGGTTGGACACAGCGAAACTTGCTGACGCGGGTTCAGCTATCGTTGAACAGCAGAAGCAGGACCAAACAAAACAGGTCTTTGCGAAACTCAACAACAGTTCGCGAGTGCCTCTTCAACGTGCTGTCGGAACAAACGAACCTGCGTTTCCGCGTCCTATCCGACCATGTCATGTGTGCGGTCTATTAACAAACGACGCTAACCACATTCACGTTCCGAAGCGATCGTCAAACATTGCGTACAGGATGACAGTCAAAGGTGCAACGACACCTTCGTATATGCCACAGTCTGTCATGGATCGATTGGTCGTTTTTCGAGCTGTGAATGCACTCGAAAAGCACGCAAAGAAGAACGGAATGGTCTCTGCTCGAGCCAGGTTCCTTCGTGCAATCAAAGCGAATACTGTAGGCAAGGACTTTCCGTATATGCGAGCGGGCGAGTTTCTGATTGAGTTCTCTGACCACAGAGGGTTCATGCACAGGGTGGGAGCTACGTTAGTCATCAACGAACGTGGCGAATTCGTTCCACCGACGCAGTTTACAACTCCTGATGGCGGAACGCATCCGTTTACGAAGGAAGTTGTTGCGGAGATGACTGATATAAAGTCAGACTTTCCAAAACCTCAGTATCAGCGATCGATGAAACCTGTGTATCGTCACAAAGAACCTACGTACAATCCGATTACAGGTGCACAGGGTGAAATGGCACAACATCTTCAACAGTTGGCTGCAGGGAACCAGGCGTTCGGTCTTGTGTCTGCGATGGCAAAGGCGCACAACTGGGATATGGTGAACCATGGCAACGAAACAATCACAGTCAAGAGTGGCAACTCAGAGTTCACAATCTTCTCGACTGGTTACGGTTACGTTATTATGGATGACAATTCGGGATTCACTGAATCGTTCGAGCCGCAGGAACTCGGTGCGTTCAAAGGAACTCTCGGAAAGATTATGCAGGGTGAACCACTTCCTCAGACGGTCAGACCAGAGGAGACCAGACAGGATACCTTTGCGTCATTTTTGAAGACTCAAGCACGGACCACAACTAGTCCTGATGCAGAGATTCTTATCGAGTCCACAAAGAAACCAACACTTGCTGCGATTGCAAATCTGAATCAGTGGAAACCTGGTTGGGGTGATGATTTGTACATTGCGTATGACTTCGGAAAACGATTAGCTGCTCCAACTGATACACAACTCATGCCGAATCAGCAGATGTACGATCCAGCAACGAACAAACGATACCAGGTCGTCAATCATGTTCAGGGACAACCTGCACAGATGACTGATCTTGACACTCAGCAACCTGTCGCAATCGATCCGAACAAGCTCGCAACAATGCAACCGTTGCTTGCGTACCTGACACCCGACCAAGTCGGAACAGTATCGAAGACGGCGTCGGAAGTGATGAAACAGTTCGGAATTCAAGAGATATCGACGAACGTGCTATTCGGCAAGACGAAACTGACACTGAATCCAGAAGGCGTTTTGCAGATTCAGGCAGCAACCACTCGGAAAGCAACTGAAGAAATGTGCAAAGGTTGTGACAAACCAATGAGCGAGTGTACGTGCAAACACTAAGTGGACAGTTCGTTCCTGTTGACGATAACGGACGTGTAATTGCTCCGTTATCTAGAGTCCTTGTTCGAAGTTCTCAAGGCAACAAGTATGTTATGGACGTCGAGAATGTCGTTCAGTTGTTTCCGGGACTTTGGAGTATTACTGGTGCGTCGACGTTCGATCAGATCCACTACACGTTCAAAGTTAGTGGAATGGGCATTGAAGTCGACGATCTTGCTACAATGACAGTTGTCGGTTCTCTGGAAGCAAGAGCATTTGTCGAGAAGACTGAAAAAGGTTACTGCGTCAAGAGTCCGAAGAACAAGAACTGGAACGGCGGTTGCTACCCCACGAAGGGCGAAGCAGATAAGAGACTCGAACAGGTTGAGATGTTCAAAGCGATGGGTGCGAAGTCTGTGGAGAGTCTGAACGGGGAGATGACTGTCACGATTCCGGGAGCTGTCGATATTATCGATGATACTGAACTGCCAAGTAAAAGTATGGATCTAACAGTAGAAGCCGAAGAACTCACGGTCGAACCAGCATCTGAAGTACCTGAAGAGGTCGGACCTGATTTTCCACCGAATACAGAACCTATTGGAAAAGCACCGACACACGGAAATGCACGGATTGAACAGCTAAATGACATGTGGAATGCTGGCGTGAAACTGCCGTCAGGACTAGAGATGGTATCAGATAAAGGTATCGCAAAACTCTACGAAGTATGGCAGAGCGAGTATCAGAAAGTTGCCGAAGCCGATCTGCAAACTTGGTGGAGAGAACATGTCAATGAGTTAGCTAATTCTGGGACAATGGAGTAAAACTATGCAAACTGTAGCAGAACGCTCAAAGAAATCAATCGAAATCGAGACTGACGATCGTGACCAACAGACTGGTCTTCCTCTTCGTGGTAAGAAGCACAAGAAGATCGAAGTCGGTCTGACCGAGTTTCCCGAAGGTCAGGAAAAGGGTAAAGGAAAGGGATACTCACTTCCATTTCGTGAAATGCAGGATAACGCTCTCCAGGATCGTGTAATAGATCCGAACTATCAATTCATGAAGATCGAAGATGCGACAGTCGACATGATTAACCGAATGCTCGGCAAGGGCAACTTCGATCAGAAGGACGTCCACAGCGATGAATCAGCAGTCGACAAAGTCGTCGATGAGAACGGTGGCAAAGTTAAGGAAAAGAAAGCCACACTCTCACCTGAAACACTTATTCAAATCGCGTCGATCTATGTCGACGAAGCAACACGTCTCGGTACATCCAGTATCCGATTCATCACTGATGATGATGTGCTCGGTGTTCTCCGCAGAACAGCTGCGAGAGCTAATACTACGGTGAACGCGGTAAAACAGGCGATCAATCATGTTCGTCAGGCACAAAAGCCAACTATTCAGAAGTCTTGGCCAAGTACGTACGAAAAAGAGATGCCTGACCAAGCGGTTCCCGAAGCGCCAGCTGATATTCAACAAGCGTACAACGAAGTTCAAGTTCTTCAAGATAAACTTGCGAAGATCGACGTGACTCTCGCAGAGATGAAAAAGAAATTCGATGCGGAAGTGAAAACGTACAAGACCGAACAACAGTACGATCAACTGGGCAAGGATATCACGACTAAGTGGGGAACGATCAAGACTCTCTTGAAGGGTGTCCAGGGCAAGATGGTTCAGATCTCTCAGATGGTTCTTGCGGTTATCGAGAAGAAAGAACGCAGTCAGTGGCCTAATCCTTCGAAGTTCAAAGATGCGTTAATCGAAGCGTTTCCTGAACTGGAGAAACGTATCGACGACGTATTTGAGAAAGCACGTTCGTACGAGGATATCAGCAAGTTCTACATGGTCACCGAACCACCGAAGAACATTATCGAGAAAAGCAACCTGAGATTCAGAGCAGACGACTTTAGTGGTGGTGGAATGGATCCACTTGACGATATCATTAACGATTTAATGGAAATCTCAGGAATTCTCGGAAAGTTGGAATACTTACAACCAACGGAGTAACATTCATGTCAGAACCACGACCCTACATAACACCGGATAGCGTCGTAGGACTTGGACCACAGAATAGTGTGCGACGTAATCTGACGCTAATTGCCTGTCCTCTTTGCAAAAACGACTTCGAAGTTCGCGATGGACAATGGGTTTCTGTGACATTCCCATCGAGACGTCAAGTTCAGTTGAAGATCTGCGACAACTGCGCAAAGGACGAGAAATGTGAGGTGTAGTGATGCCCTCACTTATCGGACTCAAATCACGTCATAGCACCTGCAAGATCTGCTCCTCATTCTCCGACGAAGACCTTAATCTTATCACTCTCGATCTGTTAACCAGTCAAAGAACTTGGCAGCAGATCATGGAGTATTACAACCCCAAGATAAAACCTGGAACAAAACCGCTCAATGTTATCAATCTCAATTCGCATAAGAAACACTGTGATATCGCAAGGATAACACAGGACGACTTACGCTCTCGTGGATTTCTTGCGACTACTTCAGCTGAAGCACTCTTCAAACTATATCAGCAGAAGAAGGAAGAGACGATTTCGTACAGTACGATCCTTCAGGAGACTACTCGACAGCGAATTGGAAATCTCGAGCATCTCCAAGCAATGTTCGAGACTGCTGTCCGTGAGTGGCAACAAGCAGTGATGGTCCGCAGTCCCGCGGATATAAAGAGAACTCAGGCGTCAGTTATCTCTCTACAGAAAGAGATTGACGAAACACTTGCTGATATGAGTCGAACTGTCGCGTCGCATATTCGAACGGAGAAGGGACTCGCAGATACACAGGTTGTCATCAATATGGTGAACGTGTTCACAAACTCTGTCCGAACAGCAATGGCTGAGTTGATGAGTGTGTTGGTGCTACAAGAGTTTGCCAGAGAACCCGAGATTGCAAAAAGAGTGCATAAACGTGTGGCAGAAGTTCTTGACAGACATGTTTCTCCTGTGCTGACAGGAATGACTACACAGAAACAACTAACGGGACGGATTGCAGAGTGATTCAATCGCAACTAGTAGTTCCAGTTCATAGTGGTATGTTCTCTGAGTATAGTTCCGAACTAACTCGAACGTACTCCGAAGAACCTCTATATGAGCCAGACGCAATAGAGTTTATTACAGGTGCTAGCTACTGCAATGAGGAACCGACTCCGTTCCATCGTATTGCACTGAAGACGTTGTACGGATTATGGGATAAGCGACCACCTGATAAAGAAGAACAGGCTATTATCGATATCATGAGGGAGAAGTGGCAGACTCCCATTAAGAACCTTCTCGATCCAAGTATCGGAAGAATTAACACGTTGATCCTTCCTGTTGGACGTCGGGGACGAAAATCGGCACTGACTGTTTACATTGCTACGTTTGAAGCGTATAAACTTATCTGTAAGTTCAATCCTCAGAAGTTCTATAAGATACGACCACGACACACCATTCATATCATTCACTCAGCAGTAAGTGGTGGGCAAGCACAGGAAGTATTCGCTCTCGCGAGAGACTTGATAAAACGTGCCGAATGCTTCAGAGGATATATTGACTTTGACAAAGATAACGAGTCTGAACTTCGGTTGTACACTCCGCATGATAAGCTAGAGAACGAGCAGATCAAGCAGAGAAACGATCAGATTCCAAGAGGTCAAGGTCTGCAGAAGGAACCGCCTCTTCCTGGTACGATTTATGTAGAATCGATTACGACCAGTTCACGATCAAGTCGTGGTGGTTCGATTATTGCGCTACTGATGACTGAGTTCGCGCATCTAGAACGAGCGAAGCGAACTCCTCAGGGTGAAAGTCTGACAGACAATCCAGGTTCCGACTATGCTGTATACACAGCTCTGAGACCATCCACAAAAGACTTTCCTGGTCACTATGTTGAAGTTCTCGAATCATCTCCACAAGAGAAGGGTGGAGAAATGTACCATCAGTATTGTTTAGCTGGTGGTATGGAACAAGATGCACAACCAGGACAGGGTCGTTTTGAGGGGTTGCCAGGACGTCAAGTGATTCAACTTGCTTCGTGGGAAGCATCTCCGGTAATGAACGAAGCGGATCTGCAAGACGATAAGATGTCTGATCCAATCGGATTCGAACGCGAGTTCGGAGGTCACTTTGGGAATCCAAGTGCTCAAGCCATACCAGAAGGTATGATGAACAAAGCTATCGTTCCCGATAAATGGTTGGTGCGATTCAATACTGGTCGATGGACATACCAGATAGGAATCGATCCTGGTGGCAAGTCGAAAGTGAAGATTGGCGATACTTATGCAATTGCGTGGGCTCATAAAGAAGACAAACCAGACGGTCGCAAGAAGTACGTTATTGACGGTATGCACGGATTCAGAGAGACTATTCAAGCAACTCATGATGGCAACGTTGTAATTGTGCCTGTAGATCCCAATAATGTGATGCAGTTTGTATTGGAACTCGTTCGTGATTTAGGTGGCAATAATTGGGTAAATGAGATCACTTTTGACCAGTTCGAAAGCTCCCAACCTATCCACTTTCTGCAATCTCTCGGGATTCCAGCTATTGAAACCACATTCACCAATCCGTACAAAGCTAAAATGTACGGAGCGTTTCTTGGAATGTTGAATACAGAACAGGTTGAGTTGTATGAATTCGATGAAGACAACTGGATTGGCGTTTTGCGACAGGAGATGAAGTATCTTCAACGAAGACAAACCGGTGGTATTACATTCTATGCTCACCCAGATACCGGTCCAGTACAAACAGATGACTTCGCTGATGTTGTGGCAAATTGTGTCTATCGCATGCATATTACTGATAATCCGACGCAACAGAACTTACGAGAAGCAGTTCGTGCAGGACAAGGTCCAATCAGACTTGCTCAGTCCTTTACACCACAAAAAGGTCGACCGTTATGGAGTGGGCCAAATCAGCAAGGTGCTCAGTCGAGACCTGGCGGTCCAAATAACATAGAAGAGAGGTTCAGACGACGATGATAAGCGAAGCCTCAATACCTGTACTAGTCGGAGCGATAGTGACTAGAAAACTTGTCCTTCTTACATACACAGATGCGAAGGATGAGACAACAACTAGAACGGTCGAACCGTATGAGTTGAACGACCAAGGCTACTTCTGGGGTTGGGACGTGGCTAAGGACGAAATTCGAAAGTTCAGAGTCGACAGAATGGGCGACTTCTCAGTACTGGAAGATTCGTTTACACCACGATTTCCGGGAAAAGTAAACGGTATAGAATACGATATCAATATAGTTTACGAAGCACCACAAGCAGAATAAAAGGAGAGTAACATCATGGACCAGTCAATTCCGGTAATGTTGACGATCAACGGCAGATCTGTATCGCCAACACTGATTAAATCGTTCTTCATTGGAATTCGTGGAGGACTTAAAACCGACGACCAGTTGGTAAAAGCTGGAACTATCGTTACTATTGACATAGATCCGAGTTGGTTCGGACCTCCAAAATCAGAAGAAGAGAGTCTTCCAGAGGAATCTGTGGCACTCGAGAGTACACCGGAATTGCGAACTGTGCAAGCACCACAAACAATACCGCCGATACCGTCATCGATACCTCCTCTACCAGACACTCAACCACTTCGAACTGCAAGTGTGATGCCACGGTCGTTTGTCGGGAAAGAAGAGTTACCTCTTGAAAACGATCACCTTGGCGTTCTGAAGGAGCTTCGAGTAATGCGAAAAGTTGAGGTCTTTGACACTGTTCCAGAGTATATTTCAAGTCCACGGGAAGGTGGACCGCAATTCACAAAACCCGAACTAGTCACTTTGGAAACAAAGGACTATCAGATCGAGACCTGGAAAGATATAGAAGTGCTGATTGGACGACTAGTTCAGATGGAAGTCGCAGCTCAACGAAAGTATTCGATCTTAGTTGTACACAAAATGCCGTCGGCAATTAACGATTCGAAGACGAAGAATATCAGACTAACAGAGAAACTTTACGGGTACGGAACTTATACACCAGTAGCGGTTTAACATGTTCATTGCAACAGCATCGGATCAGTATTATGGCGACGGAGTATTTCCGTGGAACGACCTGATTGAGCCGAAGTTATATCAACGGACTCAGTGGTTGTTTCCTGTCAGCATCAAGTCGCAGAAACCTGTTACTGTTCCGACTCTTCGTATGCGACCAAATCAGAATGTGCGAGTATCAGGACAAGAAGAAGATATACCGGTCACAACACTCACGTCCAACATTTCCGTCAGTCCAGGAATGTGTGTTAACGTTGGCGTTGGCTCACCGTCGGTTCCAGTTATGGTTGAACCCAAATAGGAGTAGCACATGGCTTCGAATGTTCGTTTTATGGTGAAACTCGGAGTTTCTGAGACGTTGCAAGCAACATTTGACACGTCGAATCTTCCTGGTCAAACATTGACAGGACTGACAATTACGTGGTTCGTGAAAAAGTTTCTCAGTCAGGGTGTTCTCATACAGAAGGTGAGTACAGACGTCAGTCAAATCGAAATCCAAACACCAGGAGATCCATCGAGTCCGATTGGAGTCGTTTGGGTATATTTGACACCATCTGACACTTCGGGATTAACTTCTGGTGACTATTACTGGGCTTTCACACTCTCGAATGGTGCGGATATCTTTACGATCTCTCCACCGACATCTCACGGTGAACTGATATTGTTAGATTCTGCTGTAGGATAACGGAGGCATTGTGGCACAGATAACCAATCAGAGATTAGCACCACCACAGCAACTTCCTGTTGGAACACCAGGAGTTCTTTATACGGTTCCTGGAGGAGGTACGTCAGCAGTTGTTGTAGCTGTTATCACTGTTGTGAATACAACACCGACGCCAATTGACGTTACTTTGTACCTCTGTGTCGGAGGTGGGCCAGCTAACGATAGCAATACTTTAGTTCCTGGACCAACAATTGAAGGCAACCAACTCGTTAACTTCAATTTTGGTCATGATATACATCCTGGAGATACAATCCAGGGTTTTTCTACTGCGTTAGGTATTACGGTGCATCTATCCGGCATCGTGTTTGCATGATGTAACTCTTTCCAAATGTCACTATTCAATATCATTACTCCATGCAGCCGTCCTGAGAATCTTCAGCAATTATACCGTTCTATTGTTGAAGCAGAACCTGACTTCACTCAACTGAAGTGGGTTATTGTACATGATCGATTCGAAGACTTCAAGGTTCCAGGTCTTAATCTTCCGTGGATTGAACAGTATCACCATCACGGCGGCATAGTCGGACATGACCAGCGAAACTATGCACTTGACCATGTTATCAAGGAAGGCTACGTATACTCCCTAGACGACGATACAGTTCTGCATCGAAACTTCTTCAAGGTGTTGAATAGAGCGATACGTGAGACGAATAAAAAGGGCTACATATTCTGGCAAGAGTTGGAAGACGGGACTTATCGGAAGAACGATCATGATAACACAACAATTTGGCACATCGATAACGGACAGTTTCTTCTACACAGAGATCTGATCGGAAGTCTTCGCTACTGTTACGCGTACTTTGCTGATGGAATCTTCATCGAGATACTGCACAAAGCACAACCTGAAGATTTCGAATACATTCCTGAGTGTCTCTCCTACTACAATCGATTGAGGTGGAAAAGTGTTTAAGGATTGCCATATTCTTAGTTATTCACTTGAGAACGTTCCACAAGAAGTAGCTGATGCTCAAGCGAAGGTGTTCGCAAAGTTCGGCATACCTTTAGAACAACGCAGATACCCAGTTGATTCCGAAGGTTGGGCACCATGGAAGAAGTGTGTCGATCAGGTCGATCAATGGGTCCGAGAGCAGTCTGGTTGTATTATTCTGGTAGACGTTGACTGTATTCCACTCAGCCAGAAATGCATCACCGATACTTATTTATCAGTGATTCGTCGAAACTGGCTAGTTGGGCCCGCTCAACGTTGTGTTACTCCTGAGGGCCATGAAACTCAAACTTTAGTGTACGCTGGACCAGCAATGCTTGGATTCTCTTCCGATTTGTACGAACAACTGGATAAACCGACTTTGTTCTCTACCTCTGATACGGATGTTGGCGGTCTGTTTACTGTTCGTGCGCACAAACTTGGTATACCAGTCAGACTGTTGATGCCGACTGCGTGCGACGTCCCGAAGTGGAAGTTATACGGAGACAAACTAGAATTTGGTCTGGGAACTACGTTTGGTAGTTGTCTCTATCACGGATTCGAAGCTCGGAACGATGCGAGTAGGTTCCTAGCGAAATGTAAGCAAATTCTAAGCAAACCATGAAAAAAGTTGCTATTGTTATTCCTACCTACAATCACTGTGAAGATCTCCTCAAACCGTGTATTGAAAGTGTTCTGAAGGAGACGACCTATCGATACCCAGATCTCAAAATAATTGTTGTAGCGAACGGTTGTGACGATAATACTATTGAGTATATCCAAAACCTCGCTCTCGAAACCGAAGAGACGATTCAACTAGTGATAGTTTCTGAAGCAATCGGTTATACCAAAGCGACTAATATGGGTGTTCAACGAGCGATGACACAAGGTTATGACGTCATTGTACTGTTGAACAACGACAACATCATTCAGGGTTACTGGGGAAAGAATAAGTGGTTAGACGAACTGCTCAAACCGTTGGAAGATCCAACTATTGGAATGACCGGACCGAAGCAACTCGTCTGTGACGTAACCGGGCGCGACTTTCTGATCTTCTTCTGTGTCGCAATCAAACGCAAGATGTTCGAGAAGTTCGGGTTACTCGACGAGGTATTCAGTCCGGGTTTCGGAGAAGATATCGATTTCTGTATTAAGATGCAAAACGGCGGATACAAACTCCAAGAAGTCGGAACGTGGCAAGATGAACATCACTACGCTGGCAACTTTCCGATCTATCACAAGGCTGAGGGAACTGTTCACGGACTCAGTAACTGGGACGAGATAAAGAAACGAAACAAACAGACTCTACGAGATCGTTATACATTGCCCGAGGGTTTCTTCACTGATGCAGATATCAAAGCATATCGAAAACTATTCGAGCGACTTCCAGAGAACGCAAAAGTTGCTGAGATCGGGTGCCTACTTGGTCGGTCTATCTGTTCTGTTGCAGATATCATTCGGCGAAAGAATATCTCCTTTGCACTGATTGATGCATTTCAATACGACCATCTGATATTCGGAAAGTATACTAGTCAGGATGTCCAGGCGAATCTTAGAAAGAATCTTGACAAATTCGGTATTCGTGATCCGTCTGTTGTTATTACTGGCTTTAGCAACGAACAGTCTCGAACGTTCACGAACTACTCGTTCGACCTGGTCTTTCTCGACGGCGATCACTCACCTGAGGGTGTTAAACTGGATATCGACTGTTGGATGTCGAAACTGAAACCTGGTGGTATTCTTGCAGGTCACGACTTCGAGTTTCTTCCGGAAGTAGCTACTGCTGTAGAAGAGAAACTCGGTCGACTCGTTCAGAACGATGGCGAAGTGTGGTTTGCGAATAATCCTACTACTCGAAAAGAGACAACGATTCAGAAAGAGACGAAACGCATGGTCTATGACTGTTTTCCGTTCTTCGACGAGCTCGATCTGCTCGAGATTCGGCTGCACGAAATAGGAGACTTAGTCGACAAGTTCGTTTTGGTCGAGTCTCGATTTACTCACAGTGGCAAACCAAAACCGCTATACTTTGCTGAGAACAAGCACAGATTCGAAGAATACTTACCGAAGATTGTTCATATCGTTGTAGATCAGTTACCGCAGGGTTCAGAATACGGTGACCATTGGGCCAGAGAGCGATTTCAACGTGAACAGTGTCAATCAGCATTGAAAGACTGTCGTGATACAGATATCATTATCATCTCCGACGTTGACGAAATTCCTCGAGGACCGAAACTGTGGGAAGTGCTGCAAAAACCTGTAATAGATATAGTTGCTTTTGATCTAGTGCAGTCGAATTACTACATGAACTACGTTACTGAAGAGTATCTTGAGTATCCGTGGGTAAAGATAACTTCCTATGGTCTATTCAGAGCACTAGGTGGAGCGTGCGCTGTTCGGTATTCTGGTTGGAACGAGGCAACTAAGCATATCGACAAGAACCAAGTAACCTTTGTTGAGAGTGCCGGCTGGCATTTCTCGTTCGTCGGCAGTCTGGATATGATCAAACTGAAGATCGAGTCGTGGGGCCATCAGGAATACAACACACCTGAGTTCAAAGCGAAACTGGAGCAACGAATCAAGGATCATCTTGGTATCTATAGTAGCAACTTGAAGTACAAGGTGATAAACGCAGATCGTGCAACGATGCCTTGGCATATGCTCGACCACTTAGACAGATTCGATCAGTATATCTACCACCCTGAAGTTGCCCCTCGAAAAGTGTTTGACTGTTTCACGTTCTTCAACGAACTCGATCTGCTCGAAATCAGGTTGAACGAACTCGACGATGTAGTCGATAAATTCGTGCTGGTTGAAGCACCAGTAACTCATAGTGGCAAACCGAAACCGTTGTACTTCGAGCAGAATAAGCAGAGATTCTCGGAGTTCCTACCGAAAATTATTCACGTTGTCGTGGACGATATGCCGACTGTTGCTGAACCAGGGAAGTCTCTGAATCTGACACGAGAAAACTTCCAACGGAACGCAATCGTTCGAGGGCTGACTGACTGTGGGTGGGACGACATCGTCATGATCTCTGACGCGGACGAGATTCCAAACAAGAAGGTTCTGTCGAACTACGACACCGCAATTGGCCCATGCAACCTCAGTATGTCACTTTACTACTACTTCTTCAACTGTTATACTGAAGCGCCGTGGTTGGCACCGAAGATTGTTCCTGGTCACATGATTCATTCGACTCAGATCGAAACTATTCGTAACGGACTGAATCTGCAACGAACGTTGAAGAATGGTGGTTGGCACTTCAGTTACCTTGGCGGAGTCGACGAAGTTATCAACAAGTTGCAGTCGTTCTACCATCAGGAGATGGTTACCGACCAAATGATGGACCGTAGGTATTTAGAGCGGAAGATACTTGCTGGAGAAGATATCTGGGGACGTCCAGAAGTTCCTTTGAAGTTTGTAGCGCTTGACAATACGTATCCTCGTTATATTCTCGACAATATCCGCAAATACTCGAAATATGTAAGAGGCAAACGGATCTCCATCGTGATTCCCACGTATAATCACTGTGAAGACTTATTGAAACCGTGTATTGAGAGTATTCTGAAGAATACTGATATGTCTAACGTGGAAGTGATTATCGTAGCGAATGGTTGCAAGGACGGTACAAGGGAGTACGTGACGAGTCTCGGCGAACCATTTAAGTTGCTGTGGTTTGATGATGCAATCGGTTATACTAAGGCAACAAATGCCGGTATCAAAGCAAGTATCGGCGAGTACGTACTGCTGATGAACAATGACTGTGTCGTGTTGGATTTCTGGGCGAAGAACAAGTGGTTAGATGCTCTCAGTGATCCAATGGACGAATGGCCGTTGATTGGTGTAACAGGAACGATTAGGATTCATCATCAAGAAGTTGACGAAGACTTTCTCGTGTTCTGCTGTACGATGGTTCGTCGAAAAGTGTTTGACGAAGTCGGGTTGTTGGACGAAGTATTCAATCCTGGCGGTGGAGAAGATACTGACTTCTGTATCAAGACGAGAAGTGCTGGCTACAAGGTTCATCTTATTGACTGTTGCAAGAATGATACGGTAGAAGGGACAATGTGGAAGTCTCTATATCCTCTTTTCCACGCTGGTGAGAAGACGTTTCACGAACTGCCAAAGGATATCTTCGATTGGAATGTTGTGAAGAACAACAGAATACTGTTGGAACGTTACGGACGCAGACCAAAAGTCTCTATCATCATTCCAACGTACAATCACTTTGACGACTGTCTTAATCCGTGCTTGCAGAGTATTCTGAACTTCACGGATCTCTCAGATATCGAGATAATTATCGTGGCGAATGGTTGCACAGACGATACGAAACTTCTCGTTGACTGGCCAGTCGTAATGGGCTGGGTCAGAGTGCTGTGGTTCAGAGTGCTGTGGTTCGACGAACAACTCGGATTTCCTAAAGCAGTTAACGCAGGTATCAGAGTTGCTCGAGGTGAACGTATTGTTATACTGAATAACGACGCAAAACTGCTCGACAAATCATGGCTTCCGAAACTGCTTGCACCAATCGAACAGGGTCTTGCTGAATTAACTGGGCCTCAGTTGATCCCGTACGAACGGTATAATGCTCAGGCACTGTTCTTCTTCTGTGTTGCGATCAAACGTGAAGTCTTCGAGAAGATCGGATTGCTCGATCCTGCGTTTGGAATCGGTCGAGGAGAGGATATCGACTTCTGCATCAGGGCAGCAAAGGCTGGTTATAGAATGGTTCAGGTCGGTGATACAGTTGATAAACTGAAGCAACATGGAACGTTCCCGATTCAGCATAACGCAGGCACTACTTTCACGGCACTCCCGAACTACAATGAGATAGCTGACTTGCACATGGATATTCTGGATCGGAAGTATCGGCCGAATCGAGCAGTCCACATCATCACTCCAACGTATAACAGGCACACCCAACTCGAGCAACTGATGGCTGAGATATTACATCAGACCTACAGTAACGTTCATGCGTGGATATGTGCAGACGGTCCTGATCCTGAAGTCGAAACTTTGGTGAATCACTTCAACGACGAATCACACGGTAACGTGAAGTTTCACTACTCGTGTATGGCGAAGAAGGAAGGTTTCTGGGGCGCGCCGATTCGTAGAAGTCTACTCGAGGGAATACCTGATGACGGTGCTGTTTGTTTCGTTGACGACGATAATCAGATCTACCCAGAGTACTGCGAGAAATTGGTAGCCGGAATTACAGATCTCATTGGTATTACGTATTGCAATATCCGGATGAATAGTCCGTTATTTCCTCCGAAGCATGTGGTACCGGGTCATGATTGTCTTGGACAATTCGAACGTGGCAATATCGATAGTCTTAACTTTATGGTTCGAACGGATGTTGCGAAGAAACACAAGGATGCCTGGTTAAATGAGTACTATCACGACTACAACTTCCTTATCGAATGCGCGAAGGAAAATCTTGCTCTGAGCGTCTACATTCCTGACATTCTCGGTGAACATGGGCGAGACGATGTCAGAACAACAGTGGTCGAACCATCGAAACCAGTAGCAGTCGAAGTGAAACAGAAACCGTGCGAGCATCTGAAAGGTCAACCCGAGTATCAGGAAATAATCGAAGGTAATACTTATCATATCGAACCAAGTGACTTCAAGGACAAGTACGTTGTTGATATCGGAGCAAACATTGGGCTAGTGTCGCTACTTGCAGTGGAGTACGGAGCGAAGAAAGTCTTTGCTATCGAACCAGACAAGGGCAATTTTGCTAACTTACAGCGTAACACAGAACCATATTCACAGATTCAGCTATTCAACATGGCTGTGAACGACGGTACGTCTCGATATGTCACTATGATAGACGCAGGTGTGACGGCCAGATCCATGAATTCCGATCAAGGAGTTCTTGCTATTACGCTGTCTAATTTTGCAGGAATATATCTTCCAGAAGGTGTACAAGATGCTGTTCTGAAGATCGACTGTGAGGGTGCTGAACACGCAATTCTTCATTCCACCCCAAAAGAAGTAATCAGACGATTTAGCATCATATTTTTGGAGATCCACGGAAACAGACCTGGGCAGGTGCAACACAAGCAATTTCCGTACGACCATGATGAACTGCTAAGTTATGTACAAGGCATGGGGTATGCAGACGTAATGCAGACGTACTTCTTTGTGGACTATCCTCAAGCTGACGGTACAAAAGTAAGGGTAGATAGTTTTGCAACGATACACAAACTTGTCCGTGTAGTAGAATCTATGAAACCTCTTGGACCTCCTATTCTATTCGTCGATGACGAGAAACAACCTGAGTGGTACGGACTACGTAAAGAAGACGTATTATTTGCTGATACGGTGTCCAAAGCTGAAAAGTTTGCAGAGGAGCACAAGTCCTTCGTCTTATACCTAGATCAGGACATGGGGGCAAAGGATGGTAATCCGACGAAAGGCGTTTTGCTTCTGCAATGGTTTGTTGAACGACACTACGACATCAAGGAAGTTGTCTGCATCTCACGGAACTATTTCGGTGTACTCGAAATAGAAGCCGTATGCAAAGGGTGCAACATAAAGTATTCGCACAGATTTCCGAATCAACAGGAGATGCAGACGTTCAATCCTCCTGAACCGTCAAAACCAATACCGGAACCACCACTTCCACACGGTCCGGGTGTCGACTTTGTCGATGACAGACCGATCGTTACGTCAATGCCCGTTCCAAGATTCGACGAACCACAAGAAGATCGCTCAGTTACTGCAATGATTTCGACGAAGGATCGATACTTCTCGACTCTTCCGTTAGCGATTGAAAGTATCGCTCTTCAGACGTTCAAACCAAAAGAACTTGTGATTTTCGACGACGGGGAGGGAAAAGATCTGCGACCGATTCCGTTGTACCAGAATCTGCTCGCTCTCCTTTCACGAAAAGGTATTGCGTGGCGAATCTTGTTCGGTGCTAAGAAGGGTCAAGTTTTGAATCATCAAGCAATACTAGAGATGGCAACGACACCGTTTGTCTGGCGACTGGATGATGATAACGTTGCTGAAGAACATACGCTAGAATACTTAATGTCTTCAATGAAACCTGGAGTTGGTGCTGTCGGCGGTTTAGTGTTAGATCCTAAACTGCCTCCAACTCCTTCGAGTTTAGCATCCAGCAAGATCGAGGATATCTATCTTGGGCTGAACACGCAATGGTATCCTCATGAGAAAGAAGACGTGGTTGAGGTTGACCATCTCTACAGCACCTTCGTCTACAGACGAGAGGCTGGGAAACACGGTTATCAGAAGGATCTGTCTCCTGCGGGTCACAGAGAGGAAACCATGTTCACCTACGAGATGAAACGTGCTGGATGGAAACTATTGGTCAATCCAAAAGCCATCACATGGCACGTCAGAGATCCTCAAGGTGGTATTCGAAGCAACGCACAGCAACAGTTCTGGCAGAAGGACGAGCAGATCTTTTCTGGTAAGATGAAAGAATGGGACGTGAAACCGACGAACTTCAAGTTCATCATCTTGGATAACGGTCTCGGTGACCACATAGCGTTCTCTACAATTCTGCCTGAACTTCGAACTCGATTTGCAGGGTCGACTATCGTTATTGCTGCTTGCTATCCAGAAGTGTTCGAGAAAGAAACCGACCTGAGGCTCATTTCGATCGCTGACGCAATCGGGATGTTCGGTAATCTTAGCGGATACGACATCTACCAATTCATGGGCGACCAAAACTGGAAGGGGACGCTACGTGACGCGTTCCGTGCAATGTATCTGAGGTAACTATGACGTTTTCTGAACGAGAGCGAGAAATCACTGATGCTTTTCATCGCATGTTCTACTACTCCGATCATACGTGGAATAACGGTAATACAAAGTGGATGGGTGTAGAGTGTCTTCAGAATCCTCTCGATATGTGGATAATGCAGGAAATTATCCATGAAACTCAACCAGATATCATTATCGAGACTGGAACGTGGAGGGGCGGAAGTGCACTATTCTACGCAACGATAACTACGGATACTCGAATAATTACCGTTGATACGCAGGAGTGGATCAAACCTGAGATAACGCACCCTCGAATATCGTTTTTCAAGGGCATGTCAACTCATCCACTCATCGTCGAAGCAATCGGTAAGGAAGCGTTTGGAAAAGTGATGGTGATATTGGACTCTAATCATAGCACCGCCAACGTACTGGAAGAACTGAAACTGTATCACAAGTTCGTTACTCCAGGAATGTATCTGGTCGTTGGCGACTCAAACATTTGTGGTCATCCGATACCACAGATGAATACCGAAGACGACGGTGGACCGATGAAAGCTATTATCGAATTTATGAAAGAAAACCACGATTTTCAGATTATTCGGTCGTGCGAAAAGTATTACATGACATTTTCACCTAACGGATGGCTGAAGAAAAAGTAAAACGAATCCTGATCAGTCCTTTTGCTCGAGGACTCAGAGGAGAGGCGAGCAAACGAGAGAATCCAAAGAACTATCCTTACTGGACTGAACTTCTCACGATGTTGCGTGACGAGGGTTTCTACGTAATTCAAGTTGGCACACCGAATGAGAAGCAACTTCCGGCGGACGAATGGAAGTTCGGTCTACCGTTGAAGCAACTGGAAGAACTTCTCGAATCAGTCGATGTCTGGATCTCAGTCGATAACTTCTTCAATCACTTTGCGACAACAAAAGGAAGACGTGGTATCGTTCTGTGGGGACAATCAGATCCAAACATTTTCGGATATAAGAGCAACATCAATCTTCTTCAAGGTCGTAAGTATCTTCGTCACAATCAATACCAACCGTGGGAAAGCACACACTACGACAAGCACGCGTTCGTCGCACCTGATCGTGTAGTCACCGCTGTTAAATCACTTCTTTCTTCTGAGGCACAATAAGAAGTAGTTGATAAACTTCTGCTAATGACGTACTTTTATCACGTATGTCACAGCAGAACTTCCAAGGCTACTCCAATATAGACGTCTTCCCGAATAAGGGGACTTCCGGTTACTCAGGTTACGGAGATTCAGGATTCTCTGGATATAGCAGTCCATCAGGCTTTTCTGGTTACTCCTCATTCAGCGGTTACTCCGGTTCTGGCTTCTCAGGATATTCTGGTAGCGGATTCAGTGGCTACTCTGGCGAATCAGGTTACGTTGGACAGTCCGGGACTAGTGGATATTCGGGTCAGAGTGGTTATATTGGACTATCAGGCTACAGTGGCTATTCAGGCACGTCTGGTTATTCTGGCGAAAGTGGATATATTGGCGTATCTGGCTTCAGTGGCTACTCAGGTTCTGGATTCTCTGGCTACTCAGCATTCTCAGGCTACAGTAGTCCGTCTGGTTTCAGTGGTTACTCTGGGACTTCAGGCTATTCAGGCGAAAGCGGTTACAGTAGTCCGTCTGGTTTCAGTGGCTACTCCGGGACTTCTGGTTACAGTAGTCCGTCTGGTTTTAGTGGCTACTCAGCATTCTCAGGCTACTCTGGGACTTCAGGTTACAGTGGTCTGTCTGGATTCTCTGGCTACTCTGGAACTTCAGGCTATAGTAGTCCGTCTGGTTTCAGTGGTTACTCTGGGGCTTCAGGTTTCAGTGGCTACTCAGGATCTGGCTTCAGTGGGTATTCAGGCACTGGATTAAGTGGTCAAAGTGGTTATTCTGCATTCTCAGGATACAGTGGCATAAGTGGTTACAGTGCTGCAAGTCCGGGTGCTTCTGGATTCAGTGGATATAGCGGTTACAGT